CCACCACTACCACTACCACTACCAGAACTCTTCTTCGCACCACTAATAAGACTATTCACAGCAGAAGTAAATCTATCCACAATCGCAGAAAAACTTTCTACAATACTTTCTGGAATATTTTGTGTTTCTTCACCAGGACTTACTCCTTGTGCTAACATACTCTCTTGATATTCTTTCGCCTTATCCATTCCTCCAGACATAGCCATTCCTGCACCGCCGCCAACAGCCAGAAGCCCCGCACCAGCAAGCATCGCTCCTCCTCTACCACGACCTACATTTCTTACTGCTGGACCTCCTGCTTGCTTTAACTTTCCTCCAGGAACAGCAATATTTAAATCCAGTCCTCCAGAACTTGGTGAAGCCGTAGGAAGATTTGAAAGTTGTTTAACAATCTTAACAATAGTCTGCCGAATTACTGTGGCAACTTCAAAACTTTCTTGAAATATCTTACGAAGAGTTTTTAAACTACTTTCAATCGTTCTTATATTTCGCGCATTCGCAAAGAAGTTAATAAAGCCGATTGCATTCTTATATAAGTCTAGAAACTTAGTCAATACATTACCTGGACGATTATCATCAAAACCCTTTATTCTTTTTTGATAATCCTGAGTAAATCTTTGTAGTGCCTGATTAAACTGATTTTGTAATGAAGAGCCAAGATTACTTACAGAACTCCCAACTGAACTCAATACATTTGTAGAAATATTGGATACTACATTATTAAGATTTGGAGGGGCTGGAGTAACATTAGGTCGGTTAAATCCCACAATCTTATTCGCAGCCCCTACAATGCCTGAAGAGGAACTTGCTCGTCCTCCGGTCATAAAGTCCCCAAAGCTACTTGGTGTAGCGGTATTATTTCCAGTAATAGCTTGTGGATTGAGTGTGCTGCTAACCATTTAACTGTTGATTTTTGAGATTTTCTTCTTCAATATGCTGCTCTAAAAATCCAAGATATAATTCTCTTTCCCAGGGAATGCAGTTTTCAATCTCACTAATCGACCATTTATGATATTGTTGAACTGCAAAGTTAATACGATAATAACTTTCAAGACTGATATAACTCATTATCAAGTAAAAAAACTTGTTAGCCCTTCAAGCGTCACTGAATTTTTAATATTCGTTTTTGGATTAGTTACTTCAAATGTATGTGATAACACAGGCATTGTTTGAAAAAAGTTTTCAATCATTTTGAACTGTTGAGTAGTCATATCATCAATAAACTCAAACAACTCTTTTTTGGTGCAATCTTTTGCGGACCAACTATCTTCTTTTGTAAAGACCACATCCATACAAGAAGAAATGATTTCAAAGGACTTTTCAATATTTGCCACTGAATTGACCTTATCGCCAAAGTCAAAGTTGGTTTTAATAAACTCATCTAAAGATGGATATTTCATTCTTAAAACTAAATCATTTCCAAGATGAATGTCTGGACTATGATTTGGATTTTTTTGAACTTTAATCTCATCAGTAAAAACAGTCACTGGAACTTGCGTTTCACCATCATCACTACAAGTGACAATCAAATCAAAACTTTCACCAACAGATTTTCCACGAAGATTAAGAAAAATATATTCAATATCAAAAGTTGGTAGCTCTTCTATCTTTACACCTCTGGTGAGAATACAGTTTTTTAAAATCTGTTTAATCGCATTGGTGATTTGTTTATTATCTTTTGTTTCTAAAGCTAATAAAAGTATCTTCTCTTCTCTTACCAGAAATGGACGATATTTTATTTTTTTTCCTGTAGAAGGAAGTTCAAGTTCATACTCAGGTGAAGTATTTTTTGGTAAACCCATTTTGTTATTTCAATCAGTTCAGTTGTAGTTATTTATCGTCCGGTTATGAACTCAGCTAAAGTTCTTTGTGGTTGTTGATTTCTTTCGATCACATATCTTAAGTAGTTAAAAGTCACACGAGTTTTTGTAATCACACTTCCTTCATAAGTTACAGGTATAGATGTAAGATTTGTTGGAAATGCATCAATCATTCTATACGTAAGAGTAGTCTGTTGACGATATTCTTGTGTATTTACGGATGGATTTTGATGAAAATCTCTTTCAAACTTTGTGATGGAAATAATTCGTCTGTATTTATCTGGATATTGCAATCTAAAGTAATCTGGACGATTTTTAGCATTTCCATAACCAAGATTTGGACGTTGTTCTCCAAATCGAGTATATATGGGATTAATAAAGTTCATCCACTCTTCAAATAATCTAATTTGTCTATATTGACTATCTACATAAAAACTCATATCAAAAGTAGAATAAACCCGATTACCAGCAAAGGGTTCAATCATTCCTTGACGACTTCCAGGTTCTTCAAATACATTGAATGATGCTCCAGGAAGACTTGCCTCATTGCATAAAAAATCATAAGTCTGTGCTTCTAGAGCACTTGTTAATAGTCCGCCTTCTCTTAACCATTGCTCTAACTCACTTATTCCTCCAGAAGTTAAATGTAAAGATACTTTAAAATGACTGGTGGTAGACAAATCACCAAACATATCTCTAGCATTAGGAAGATTATTTCCATCTCTTCTACTAGTATGAGATACTGGAGTATAAAGAAGTCCAATATCTGGTTGACCTGCTCCTCTACTCTGATCTGCCATTTATAAATACAATGATGCTTTTATATATTTATGGAACGAGAAGGTGGTTATCAACAAGGAAAATATAGACCAAAAAATCCAGACAAGTATCACGGAGATTGTTCTAATGTAATCTTTAGAAGTTCATATGAACGAAAGATTTTTGAATATTGCGATTTGAATGAAAGTGTGATTTATTGGGAAAGTGAAGAAAAAGTCATACCATATCTTGACCCCATCACCGGAAGAATGAAAAGATATTTTCCTGATGTATTCATTAAATATAAAGATAAGGAAGGAAATATAAGAAAAGTTTTAATTGAAATCAAACCAAAAAGAGATTTGATTGAACCAGAAAAAAATCCAAAAAGACGAACAAAATCTTGGGTATACCGAGTTCAAACCTGGGCGAGAAATCAAGCAAAGTGGGCTGCTGCAAAGAATTGGTGTGAAGATAGAGGTTATGAGTTCAAAATATTCACCGAATTGGAACTTTTTGGAAAATAGATGACCATTTCTCAAGACATCAAAAATAAAGCTGGAAAAAGTGGATATAAGTCCAGTGACTGGTATACCAATACCTTGATGAACGAACTTGGAAGTAATCAAAGAAAAGATTTTAATCAGTTAGACACATTTTTTATTGAACCTGGTGACTTTGTATTCTTTCTTTATTCGGCAAAGTTTCCACAAAAATATCAGTTTTGGGATCAACATCCACTGGTGTATATTATAGAAGTAAATCCACGAGCTGGATTATTTTTTGGTTCAAACGTTCATTATTTAAATCCAGGATATCGTGGAGCAGTTGCAAAATCCTTTCTAAATAAAGAAGGACTAGTTAATGCTCCTAGAAAAACATTGAAGAACTATCTCTTTGCTAATGTAGTTACTGATTTTTATAAAATACCAAAAGATGATTGGGATGGTGTGGCACTCTTACCCACTGAAAAGTTTGTAGATAAAAGAGGTCAATCCGTTCCAAAATATAAAGTATGGGATTATCCAGATACACTTTCCTCTCCATAAATGGCATATCCAGCGAACTCAAAAGAAACTACTGAAAATGGAGTGAAGTTTGTAGAAACTGCTTTTAGTGTTCGTGGTCCAATTAGTCAAGCACTTGGAGATAACAATGTGGTGATAAAAGTCAATACTCAATCTGGTGCTGCAGATTTTTATTATCGTAGCATTGGCACGGATAGACTTATTGCCAGCACCGATGCAGGGAATAACTGGAATGTAAAAGATCCAAAGATGTTAGAAGGAGCATTAATTGATGCACCAATTAAAGAACTAGTAAATACTCCACAAAAAAGAGAAGAATATTTCACAAAAAACTTTACTTATCAATTAAACAAATATAGATCACAAATATTAAACACAACTAGCCCTAATGGAAATGACCCAGCATTTACGAATACTCCCGGCTATGGAAATAATCCATTAAAGGGTGCAGATGGTTCTATTTCTCAAGCTCCACCATCTGGAAATCAAGGATTGCTTGGTGCTGCTTTTAGTGTTCTTCAAGGTGGATTGCCTGAGTTTAATTTTGGGGAAGTGCCTTTCCCTAATCCTGCTTCAGGAAAAGCAAAAAAAAGTCCATTAACGTATCCATTTGATTTAGACTTAAAACAAGATACTTTACACATCACAATGATAGAGTATCAGTCTCCATACACAAATATTTTTGATAAGGATGCTTTCACAAGAATATTACAAGAAGGAGTATCCAGAACAACAGTTAAAAAATCCCTCAAAGGGCAAGTAATCTTACCAGTTCCAAATAGTGTCAGTGACAATAATAGTGTTGCTTGGGTAGAAGATAATATGGATGCTGTAATAGCAGCTGCGATGTCTAAAGTTGTTAATCAAACTGGAGCGACTGGAACTGGAGTGGCGGTATCTGAGGCATTAGGAAGCCTTCTGGGAAGTGATCTTATAAAAAAGTTTCCACAGTTTGCAGCATATGCGGAGGTATTTGGAGATTTAAATTCAAGTATGGTAAAGTCTGCAATTCAATCATTAATATTAAACCGACTTGGATTTGAAGTTTCTCCAGAAAGTATTCTGGGAAGAGGACGAGGTGTAGTTCCCAATTCAAATCTTCAGCTTCTTTTTAATAATGTCACATTAAGAAGTTTTAACTTTGCTTATATGATGTCTCCAAGAAGTAAAGACGAAGCAACAAGAGTGAATGACATTTTAAGATTTTTTAAACAAGGAATGGCTGCAAAAAAACAACAAGCCGGTGCGGGAGCTGCCTCATTAGTTTTAGGAACACCAGATGTTTTTAAACTTGAATACAAAACTGGGAACAACAGTATCAAAGGACTAAATAAGTTCAAAATATGTGCTCTTACGAGTTTTAATGTTAACTACGCACCAACAGGACAATGGGCGGCATATGCAGAGGGTCAACCAGCTTCAGTTATAATGACTATGGGCTTTAGAGAGATTGAACCAATCTATGAGAGCGATTATCAAAATAATAGAGGACTTTATGATGTGGCAGACGTAGCTGACAACGATATCGGGTATTGATCGATGGCATATTTTAACGAGCTTCCAAATGTTGAGGTAGTTGCGAGATTTCCAAATCAAGCAACTAATCAAGATTATGTAACTATCAAAAATCTATGGCGTAGAGCAAAGTTAAGAGAAGACATTGCAAATGCAGTTACTGCTTTTAACTACTATCAAATACAAGGGAATGAAAGACCAGATCAAATCGCTCAAAAGTTTTATAATGACCCAGAGTTAGATTGGGTAGTTCTCATCACAAATAATATTATCAATATCAATGAAGAATGGCCGCTGGAAGGAGAAACCTTTTATAAGTATCTCATTGAGAAATATGGTGGTGATGTAGAACTTCAAAAAATACATCATACCGAAACAATAGAACAAAAAGATAGATTTAACAGATTAGTAGTTCCAGAAGGACTTCAAGTTGATCCGTCATTCAAAACTCCTACATCATTTAATACGGTATTAGGTGAAGAAAATTATCAGTTGAATGGATTTCCTTCGGGTGATGGGTTAACACAAGTATCAGTCAATCTCATTCAAGCACTCAATGTAAAACAAAGAGATCTTGAAGATGTTTTATACTTTATTACAGATATACAAATAGAAACTTCCTTCTTAAAAGTATTACAAAGAAGTTCTACAAACTTAGATATTACAATCAATAATGATTTATTTGATAACTGGCCTGCAAGTTGGGGAGGACAAATACCGATTTTAAAAAGAACAGGACTTGAAAACTTTGATGTTGAAGATGCAATTAATTCAAACTTTTCAATAAATATACCAGAACGACTTTATGAAGTTGTTGGAAAATTAGTTGCTGGAAAAATCGTTCCATTCTTTCAG